TCTTAAATGTCTTGTCGCCCGACAAGTTCAAGATGCTAATAACAGCAGCAACTGGCCAGTTCCACGATTTAGTAATCGCACCGCTTACACCGCTTTGGAACACAAAGTCGCCTGCATGGCTTGCATGGTTACCAAAAGAGAAACGCAAATTGCCTTGGTCGTCTGTGCTAGCAATGAATGTAGTTTCTTCACTGTTAGCACTTGCTTGGAACTTCAAGCGTTGAATGTTCTGGTTTGTTGGAGCAAAGCCAACGTGCCAGTTAACAGGACGCATTTTAAAGTTCTTCAACTTGTCGTTGATGATTGCAGCAATCATAAAACGGTAGTCGTTTTTAAAGTCGCCTGCTGCGTTTTCGAAGTGAATGCCTTCTGGCTGTACATTGCCTTCTGCATCCGGTCTGCTGTTGATAGACAACTTAGCACCTTCACGGTACTCAGGAATGTCCAAAATGGTTTTTAGTTTGCCCAGGTTAGGCATACCAAATGTGCCAACAAATTCTGGCACAGGGTTCTTAAACTTTGCATCAAGAACGAATAAGTTTTGATCTGCTAGTGCAGTTACTTTAGTTTCTGTTGCTGTACCAACAACTTTAGCCAATTCAATATTGCCTAGGCCATAAGTGTGTTGTACGATATCTTTTAAATAGTCTTGCATGGTTTCTCCAATGAATGCGTAATTATAATTAAGTAGTAAAGAAATATCAAGGGCTTGCGTACTTGATTTCACCTAAAACTTGATGTGCTTTTATCATTTTAAGTTCGCCGGGTTTTTTAATTTCAACCCAACTCACTGCTGGTTCTAAATCGGTTGTGCTAACAACTTCATATCCTATAGCTTGACACATAGGCAGCAATAAATGTTTTGGTGCATAGCTCATAAAGTAGCTATCAGCGTATGCAGCAGGTGCAGGTAAGTCAGCATTGTTGTAGCTGAACATAAACACACCACCAGGGCGTAATAACTCAAACACCTGTGTTAGATACTTGTTAATGTTTTCCAACGTTAGGTAGTTAAAGTAGTTCCAACTAAAGGCAAATCCAAATTGGCCCTGCGGCAGCTTGGATAGGTTGTGGTCTTTAGTTAGGTATGCTCTAAGACGTTGCTGGTATTCTTCTGGGTAACCTGCTTTGGTACTGTCAATGAACTCTTGGAATTCGTCAACAATATAAAGCGGGTCACACCCAACCATATACTTGGTCCAATGTCCGTCTCTGCAACCAATTTCCAATCCAGGATAGCGCCAGTCCACATACAAGTCAATTGCTTGACTCACAATTTCGTCGGCGCCGTTTGGAATGTATAGTTGGCGTACTTCTCTAATACGTGCAGGGTTTTGATAATGCAACTCACTTTGGTAAGTGGACAAGGAGAACTTTTCAGTTGCATCCTTGTGATCCAACTCTACAATATCATTGATTATCGCAACTTGATCTAACGGGTTTTGTAAACTTGCTTTGATTTTGTTTAGCTCTGTTACAACTAAACTCAAACGGTAAGCATACTCTTCGCCGTAACGATCCTGTATATTAGATATGTTTTCAACAATGTTATTGAGTTCAGTTTCAAGTACCTGTGTAGGCACAAGAGTCTTTAACTCTTGTTGAAGCTCAACAACATCGTGCAGTTTCATTGTCATGGATTACTCGAATGTAAAGAAACTGTCGAACGTAGATTTAATGTCTGTGCTAGCGGAAATGTTCCAATCCAACACACCCAGTAAGTTCTCAACCTTCTGGTCAACAATTGTTGATTCCATTAGACCTTGGTCAAAAGGCAAGTCCTTGAACCATTGCGGAATCTGCGTTGCATCAGTTGGGTACCCAACACTGGTATAGCCCAAAGGATTATCCTTTAGTTTACACACAATGGTCTTCATACCGTCAACAATCTGCATACTGTAGTTGTCACTGTGCATGCGGCGTAGTGCGTTCCAATTCATAGCAGCACGAACGTGTCCTGGCATGTTGGCTTTGCCTTGTGCAGCTTCTGCGGCTGTGTACTTGGTTAAGTTGTTTACACGTTTAGGTGTACCCTTTTCCCAAGCTGGCAACTCAGTAAACGTAGTTTTAAATTCACGGATTTTTTCAATCAGTGTTTCTCTGTCTGCACCGGTTAGTAGCTTTAACAAGATTTCACTTAAGAAGTCTTGTACCACCTTGGGCGTATCGCTACGCTTTAAGTCAAGGCCCATGGCTTTAACTTTACCAGGCTTGCCATCTACGTCAAGACGTTTACCTTCAAGGTCATAGATCAATACTGCATAACGCTTCTTCTTAATGAACAAACCTTTCTCTGCAACAAGTTCTCGACCGCCTTTGATAATGGCTCCCATTTCTCGTGGGCAGTGACATGCACGTTCCATAAACTCTGGGAATGATTCGTTAACTTGCTCTGCAATACCGTCGTAGACTTGAAGACAGATGTCTTTGTTCCACTCCATCTTACCAGCTTCTACTTCCGCTTTGATGATCGGCCATGCACTAAAATAAACGGAGTCCGTGTCACCGTAGATGACACTTTCGCCAACATGGTCATACGAGCCTGTAATTGCTTCGTTGACGAAGGAGTCCATGTGCTTGGCAATGATGCGGCCAGTAAGCGTTGTACTCTGGCCAATTCTCTGATCAAAGAACCTGCAGCCAGGGTTGAGGATGGCGCCGTAAAGGCTGTTGAGGTTAATCTTTTTAACGAGTTGTCGTTTGTCCCAGAACGCTTTGTCCTCAGGAGTTTCTGAGGTGTTCTTTTTGGCTTGCATTTCTTTTCGTTCGGCATACCATCTTTCCAATAATCCGGGAATAATACCCTTTAGGTCGTATTTAAAAATTGTACCATTAGCACTTAGCGTCCATGGTTGATTACCTTCAAAGATGATACGCCATACTTCTGCCGCTGAGTGTACGGTACTATTTCCGTCTTCCCAATCGATAGTGATTTCAGTTCCAATTTCACCATTCATAACAGCTTGATACTCTAGTGTACCAAACATGTTTTCCCAAGCATCTGCAAAACTAGACCCTGCGGCCATCTTGTCTGCAATATACTTGTCTGTCATTACTGTTCTGAATTGACCAACAATTGTTTCTGGTCCCATGTTAAGGGCACGAATAGCCGAGGGATAGAGCGAGTTGATGTCAATGGCTCCAATGTATTCGTGCATTCCTTTTTTGGGGTAAGCAACATAGGCACCTGCCGCTTGCGTTTCACCTTGATCATCTCTTCCCTTTCGATTTGGTACGATCATACCACGACTGTGTGCTTCGTTAATGATAGCTTGCTCTGTTACAGCAACCGCCCCCATGGTGGTTTGCAACAACACAGTATTGTCATGAGCAAGTTCGTTAGCAAGGTCTAGGAAACGTAGTTTCTTATCTAGCTTTGCTAACAACATGGTATCTTGTCTGTTATATTCAATAAACGTAGGAAAGTCTTTGTTGTACAATTGGTCCAACGTGCCTTCATAGGCTGTCTTACGCTCATCTAGTTCGTACTCGCCAATGGCGTCCAAACTATAACTGTGTCGTTCTTCATATGTGTACTTGCGGTACAGTTGCATATAGTCCAAATGCACACGACCCAACAAGTCGAAAGTTAATTGTTCTGCGCCAAAGCGTTCAAACATACGCTGCTTTGGCAGTTGATTCCACAGGCATAGTCGTCGGGTGTCGTCTTTGCTTAACACCTTGGTAATACGCATTGTGGTATAGGGAATATCGAAACCTTCTGAGTTCCATCCACTAAGGATGTCTGCATCTTCGATCAAGTCTAGGAATGTGTTCAGCATGTCTGTTTCTTTTTCAAACAGATAGCAGTTTTCAAACCTGTCACAGATTCCTTGTGCAGTTTCCCAACTATATGTCTTAGGTGGTACCACAAGAGTGATCATCTTGTCTAGCCAGTCTAAATACACTGAGATAGCTGTGATTGGGTTAAATGGATCTTCAGGTCGACTATAACCACGTTCAGGATCAAAGTCGACCTCAATGTCGAAAAAGCATGTTTGCAATTTAGGGGATGTTGCACCCATGTAGTTAGTTTCAAGGCAACGGAAGATTGGATTGATATCCGATTCCCATAGTCGCTTGTCACTGTTAATTCGCATTTCCTTTTGATACTCTTTGCTGCTACGGGAGCTAAAGCGGCTTACCGGTGTATCATAGATAGTACGGAACTTGCCTCTCGGGTCGTCGTAGTAAAAGATGTAGTCTGCTGGGTAGTCACGGAATACCCGTTGTCCGCCAACACGTTCCACAACATGGATACGGTCCTTGGCTCTATCAAATATAGCGTCAACATAACTCATTCGCGGTCTCCTCGAAGTTGTTCTTCAGTTTCGCCACGAATATCTGCTGTATCTTCTTTAAGGTATTCTTGGATTCCGCACCGTGTCAGGCAGCAATTACCTGGGTCCGGACAATCATCGCATGGTGCGATAGGTTCGCCTGGTTCTTCAAACCATGTTTTATTACTCATATTTTCTCCTGTGTAATTTAGAGCTTACACTCACTCTACATGCCCGTATGGTGGGCGATCCCTGCTTAATTACTTAGCATTCTAATAAGGCCAACGCTATCAATTGTTGTTAACAAGATATAGTTAGCCAGCATCCCAAAGCTCTTGCGAGTGTAAGCAGCCCAAGCATACATAGCACAGCCACTAATCCAGATAGGATATAGTACAAGTAGAGGTGGATTGGGGACTGTTGCGGCCATGGTGAGCGAACAACCAATGCTAATGGCCCAAGCAAACAACTCAACGCAAAAACGCAAAGGATGAGTTCTGTAATCATCTTTGATCCAACTAAAAATTCCTGCTAGAATATCGTTCATACTGAATACTTGCTTTCCAACTCAATTAGCTTATTCAGCTCTGCTAGCTCTTGGTTATGTTTAGATCTAAGATTACTTAGTTCCATTTCATGCTTAACATACAAGCTCAGGCGGCGTCCTGTATACCCATGCTCGCCAAATCCTATCTTAGCATAGCGAGCTTCGGGACTGTAGACCTGCCACGTAGCACTTTTAATATCGGCTCTACGCTTTAGGTCGTCCCAGTCTTCCTCGTCATCATAAATTGCTGAACGAGAGTCTCCCATTACAGTGTCTTGCCCACTGTTTCAAGGATGGTGTTCAACTCATCGTGGTCACGATTGGTTTCACCTAATTTAGCCTTGTGTGCAATCTTCAATGCCTTCTTGAGAGTGCCCGGCTTAATTTCAAGTTCTTCAGCGATAGCTTTAATGGTATCGTTGAGACCTTCGTTTAAGGATTCAATTTCGTGCATGACGCCCATGCCTTCGTTGAATAGTTGCTGTAGTTTAATTTTGGCATCGCCGTTAAAACTGCGATTGTAGCCGTTACCGTTATCCATGTAATAGTTCTCCTAGTTGATTAGTATACTTACTTAGTTGCCGTAGATCAAGAGTTCTGAGTAACTTCCACAAGGAAGTTGCCCGCTTCTTTCCACTTGTCTTCTGTGATGGTTTCTGTTGGCAAGTCTGAACTTGGCCACACAAACAAATACCCACCGTTTACGTCAAATCGTTTGTTGAAGTTGACACTGCCTTTGCTGTACTCTAACAGCTTGTACAAAATTTTGCCATTGGCATCATATGCATTGTATCCAGATGCTTTGCCTTGTTTGTTGATGTAGGTGTCAAACGTAGATGGTGGCGGTGCTGCAAACGCTTGTTCTTCAATGTACACTGCTTTGTATCCATTGCCTTTGCCGTACAAGAAGATGATGCTGTTTAAATCTGTGCAGCCTGCTTCTTCAGTTGTACGCTTTGCATACTCTTGGTACTCTGCAATTTGATCTAGGATCACTTCTTCAGGGTTACTAGAGAAGTTTTCATGTTCGACATTGGGACGACGAACTGGACTTAGCACACTAGTTGGAATCTTTACGTATAGATTGCTATCAACCTTTACGTATTGGTTGTCCGATTCAGTTTGTGTTTTAGTAGGAGTCTTGGTGATGATTCCCAACACATCTCTGCACTTGATGTCGTATGCAATGTTGCCTGCTCTAACGTCAACAATGGTTGTTGACCCGCCGCGTTGTTCTACATCAGAATAGAAAGCACGAAGTCCTTCTCTGATAACAGCTTCACCTGCGTCATCGTTTGGCACACTGTAATGCCATGCTTCTTTTGCGTGTGCAGCGATATTAGTTGCTACTTGTTGCGTAATTAATTTCATGTAATAGATAAATGTTTAAAATAGTTGTAATGGTCTTCTAATGTCCAGGTGTTGGGATCAATGTCAGTTCCGTCATATGTTTGATACTTACCGTCAAACACTTGCGAATAACGTAAAAATGGCAAGTACATGTTTGGTGTTTTATCGCCCCATCCCGCTTCGTTTAGTAACTTGTGTTTTACTTTGCAAAGTTTAACTGTCGGAGTATTCAATGCTTGTTCAACTGTAATCGTTTGTCGCAATAGCAAATCACGAACTCTACTAGCCGGTATTAGATGTTCGAAGTCCGTTTCCTTTGCCCCAACTTCAATGTAATGAGCACCCATGCTGTTACGCTGCTCAATACAATACTTGTGATACCTACGCAAATAATAATCAATATCATTTCGAAGTTCTCTGAGCAACTGCTGATCGTTTTCAACTAAATGGTATTCATCTACTAGCAATGTGATATGCTTGGTACAGTGTTCCGTTACTGTCTTATACGTAGCAGGTGTACGTTTGGTTTTTCCGTACACCGGAGCAATAAACTGTTCTAGAGATTCTTTAAGCATTAGTTCATTGTTTCAGTTGGGAACAGGCCTGGTGCAAAATTACCGTCCTCAATGCCCATCTTGGCCCCATCGCCGTGGTACGGTAAATTCAATGTGCCACCGTTACGTATATGCAGTTCACGCATAAAGTTGCTCATTGCACTCGGGGCACTCCATGTTGCACCAGAGTGTACATGTTCCCATTGCAACTTAGCCTTAGAGTGGATTAGGTGCGAACTGTTAAAACTAGTCTTAACACTTTGTAACAATGTCTTCATCCACCCTGCAGGCAAAGTGGAGTTTGTATTAGTAGAGCTGATTCGGTGTAGTTCGTACAACCCAATGTAAACGCCCTGATCAATTTCTTCTTGAGTTGGGAAAGTTTCCTTGATTGCTGAAAGAATTTCCTTGATTACCTTGCCTGACTCGTCGACCTCTATACCCTTTAATGCATACTTAAAGTGACTGAAGAAGTAATCGTTGTCTCCACGCAGCGACGGACTGTTACGTGCAGATTTATCTTGTAAATCGATACCTAGTGCATCAAATTGGTCTTGCATAGTGCGGGCG